CCGCACCGTAAAACCGTACAAGAAGAAGCGGATTATCTAAAAGAGCGGCTAGAGAAAAACTGCCCTTATATCACGCCCCGTTACGAAAACGAAGACATAGATGGACAACTAGCCGCAGTCAATCCCAAGCAAGAACTCTATGCCTCGACTGCCTTTATATTTAAAGACGGACACTGGATACGCAAAGCGATGGAGGCGTGGTGGTACCATGTCTCACGCTATCACGCTATTGACCAACTGTCTTTCCCTCACTGCCTGTTCGTGAATCATTGCAAGGTTAAGGTAATTGAAGACAACTACGAAAACTGCGAAGGAATTGAGTTCGTGAGGAATAAATGAGCGACTTGTCATGCGTCTTCTACACAGCTAATACCGTTCCGCATAAGTTTGCCCAAAACACGCTTAAACAGCTCCAGAAAGCCTCTGAAGGACTTCCTTTTATCCGAGTAGACAAAGACCCAATGGCTCCGCCAAACCATTTCAATATCTACCGACAGGCTCTATATGGTGCTAAACAGGCTAAGACACGTTATATAGCTTGTGTAGAAGATGATGTACTATACAGCCCCGAACATTTTAAACACCGGCCTAAGAAACCATTTGCGTATAATATGAACTTTTGGAACATACATACGTGGGGAGAGCCGATGTTTACCCAGAAATCAGGAGGACGTAGAAACCTAGGACAGTTAATCTGCGATAGAGAGGCTTTCATTGAAGCGATGGAAGAACGGTTTAAGAAACATCCTAACCCATCAGGAGACTTAAAAGAGATATGGGCTGAACCCTCTAAGTACGAACGTCAATTAGGTGTCACGGTCAGAGAATGGGAACCTTTTTACACCAATCCACCTAATATAATGTTCTCTCATCAAACTTCTCTAAGTTATAAAGGACTGGGCGAACGAAAACGTTTAGGCGAGATACGGGCTTTAGAAGTGCCTTACTGGGGCAACGCAAAAACTATCCGTGTTATGTACGAGTAATATCGCTAACCACCAGGAATTTGCCTTTATAACTTGAGAGATAATTCCCAACGGCATCCTTAAACTGAGCATCATAATAATAAGTGCTTGGGGTAATGTTCGTATCTGAATGAGTAAGGGTGAAGGTGTGTTGTCCGGCAGTAGCGTCTGTAAAAGAAGTCGCTATTTTTTGAAAGGCCACTGAGGTATCGTCTGTGGGGTCGCTTGAGCTGTTTACCGTGAAATATACAGTTCCGCCAGTTAAATCAACAGGAGTAGTGCCATCAGATTCTAAAAACGTAAGATTAACCTGACGGTTGTCGCCACGGATACAATTAGCAATTGTTTTCCCCGTCTTAGCCATTACTTCCCCATCAATTTACTGAGGGCAGACATATGTTTCTTTTTGCCGTGGTAATTTTTCATACCAGGAGCGGTTTGGGCGGCTCGTGCAAGATTCCCAATGACCCCGCCAGGTACGCCAGCAGCCTTGAGTTGAGCTGACCGACCGCCGTAACCAAGTTTATTAGATTTCCCTTGGAATGTTCCAGTCTTTTTAATAGGCATAGTTTACTCCTATAGTATTGATGGTGAAGGTGATGGGCTTACTGAGCTTGATGGAGAAATTGAACTTGATGGACTGTAGGAAACACTTGAACTTGGAGAGATGGAGGCCGAGACGGAAGAACTTGGTGAAATAGACGACGAAGGCGAGCGTGAACCACTTGGAGATGTAGAAGCGGAGGCGCTAGATGACGGTGAGCGTGAGGCGGAGGCGCTTGAACTAGGAGAAACACTAGAGGAGGGACTGAGCGATTTAGAAGCGCTGGCACTAGGTGAAACCGACGCCGACGGTGAAACAGAAGAACTTGGCGAGAGCGAGGAACTTGGGGAGGTTGAAGCGCTTGGAGATAGGGAGGGCGAAGCACTAAAGCCTAAATCAACTGACACAAGGTTAGAATCTTCGCTTATAGGCTTCCATATAGCCGTAAAACGGATTCTTCCTGCTGTTAGGGTAGCCGTACCCACGGTGGCGATAATATCCTGTGAAACTAATTTAAGTGAAATGCCAGATTCAGCTTCCACTGAAGCGTCTGGTGAACTATCTACCCAAATCTCACCAGCGTCTAAAGCTGTGCCTGTGGTTTGGGCGAGAAGCCCTGCGGTAGTGATAGCCGTGCCGATTTCAAGAGTACCTGAACCTGTTAAATCTACTTCAACAGTCGCATAAAGTTTAACTGCGACCGTTCCTGTAACTGTGAATAATGTAAAGTTTCCTACCTTACCTGTGGAACCGTCAAATGTTACCCGATTGTACTCGGCTAAACCTGTTCCTGCGATAATGCTGTCTGTGTTTCCTGACATTTTGTTTTCCTATGGTTAAGAGTAGCACATTCAATCCGCAATAATCAACGATTACTATTGTCGTGGACTATGTGCTACTCGTTATTAACTAACCTTGCCGGGCCCAGATGCCACGTGCGTCAAGCACGTTCCAGCCATCCGTACCGTCACCTACCAGTTTGATATAGTCGCCAACACGGGCAGTAGCCTTTGTGTTCAAGGCGTCTTTATCGTCTGCGGCGGTGAAAGCTAAGCCCTGGATCTTATCAGAGCTGTTTGGGCTTACAGTTAAGAGTACGCTAGCGTCATCACCAGTACCAGCAGGAGCACCACTTTTTGGTGCGCCGCCGTTACGGATAATAAAACAAGCGCCAGCGGTAGTAGCCGGAAGAGTAATCGTGATGCCATCAGCGACTACGTTCTGGACTACCCCGTTATCTGCTAGGGTCAGGGTTTTGGAAGTATCTATGCTTTCAAAGTTAGTTCCATTACCGAGACCTTGTGAAGTTGCCGTATCGTTTGCCATTTTTTGTTCCTTAATCCCCGCTGTCGAGGCATTAAATTACTTTGCTTCGTCAAGCTCTTTCTGAGCTTTCTTAAGTTTTTTTGCTTTTTCTTCAGTTTCAACTTTATCCTGGCCAGCTTTGCGCTGTTTCAAAAGTTCGGCGTGTGAAGGTACGCTTCCTACTCTCTCCCAAGCGTCTTTCCAAACCGGGGCTTTCAAGGCGTCTGCTTGTACGACTCCTTCTTCGCCCGCGGCAGTGATGTAGATTGCGCCCGTGTCCCTGTGCTTGTATGTACCGGGTTCGTTAACAGGGCGTCCATCAGTGCGTTCTTTGGATTGATTTTTGGGTAGTGTGCTTACGTCCATATGTTCTCCTTTAAGCGCTCAGGTGGTAACGCAGACCAACTACTTTATTCGCTGGTCCAAAAACATCGTAGTAACGACGGCCTTCGGCGACCGCACCGTCAATACCCTGGACGTCCGTCAGGACGCGGGTAGAGTTGAACTTCATTGGGCGGATTAGTACTTCCTCCCAGATGAACAGAAAGACCTCATTGGTCGGTAGGTAAGTAGAAGGAACTTTAATCAAAGTAACTCCGTCTACTTGGCCGATGATGCCTTTCTTTAGGTCAGCCATAGTTGTGTCACAGGAACGCATGAAAGTCGTATCCTGCTTCAACATGCTGTAGGTTGCTGGTGACATATAGCAATAGCGTCCCGTTTCAGGTACTTTTGCTTCTGTCATGGCGTCGTTCTGAGCTAAAAATTTACTGTACACATTTGCTGAAGTAACTGCGGCAGTTGCACCCTGACTCTGAGCCAAAGCCAAAGCGTGGGCTTGGGCAAGCGTGTAAATATCCGTGTTAGGCACGGAAACTTCACGTATTTGCCTTTTAACTGCTTGGTTAGCTTCCTGAACCATCATGCTGTCTTCTAGGTTACCTCGGTCAACACTGAAAGTGAAGGACTTGTCCTGGCTCAGAGTGAAAGTCTGAGTACCAGTGCCAAGTTCATTCAACGTACCGAAGCGGTTAGAACCACTACGGATATAGTTGACTTCGGAAACGGTGTTAACGGTATAGATGGTACAACTGTTGTTGCCGTTAAACTCCAGGCGTACACCGCCCTTGTTAACGACAGGTTCCGTCTTAGTCGCTAGACTGAGACGTTCGTCGATGACACCCAATGTTTTGGATGCATAATTCTGTGCTGGCATTTTATTTCCTTATTTATTTAAGCTAGAGTGGGTCACTCCAGATTTCTGTGAGGGGGTCAGAGGCTTTCTTCGCAGGCGTGGCTGATGAGTTTGAATCGACATTCGCCAACTGTTTCTCAGTAGCCTGTTGGCCTTTGATTTGGCCTTTTGCCCCGCTAACCGTAGAGGCTCTAGCGAGGGTTTTGTAAAGTTGGTAGGGCGAGACGTTTGAGCCTATTATTTGGCCGGTATTGGGGTCTTGGAGCAGGTTGGCTTCTAGAAGTTCCGCCGCTTCAGTAGTCAGTTCTTCATCATACTGTTCGCTATCTGGGTTAAACGCAGGAAAATCTTCTAAAACTTTCCTAGCTTCACTTTCGATAGTAAGCTGGGCTTCGGCGACCTTTTCGTTATAGTCTCGCATCTCCATTTGCTGGCGGAGAGCTTCGACTTTAGCATCGGTCTGGTTTAAGCCTTCGCTAACCAAGTCCTCTTCAGTCGCGGGCTGATACGCTTCAGAGTTTACTCGTGAGACTTCATCCTTAAGCGCATTACGCTGGGCGACCAAATCCCTAATCTCTGTATTGAGTTGGGTTTTGCGTTCGTCTGCCTTTGTCGGCTTTGTTTCTTCAGCGACATCGTCGCTTTCCGTTTCAGCTTCTGTTTCAGATTTAGCAGGAGCTTCCTCTTTTTCTTCAGCTTTAGCCTCAGGTTTTTCAGCTTCGGCTTCTACTATCGTTTCTTCCTTAGCGTCTTTTACTGGTGACGATTCAGTTTTGGGGGCTTCCTGTTCCCCGTCAAAGTCCTCTGGTGTTATTTCAGAGTCTTGTACGTCGGCATCATCTGCCATTTGTTTCTCCGTTTATTTTTACGGCCTTTTTACAGCGGCGCGTTTAGCTGTTAGGGCGAGATATCCCCTGAGGTAGTCGCCTTTCGCCCTTTTTGTTATTACTTGCGAGAAATAATAAATGGGGTGGCGGCCACCTCACGAAATACCTAGATATTTTTAGGCATGAACCTCCAATAAATCACTTATATAATTATATTCTTGTTGTAATTGTTGGCGGACGATATTCAAAGTAATTAAAGCGTTTTCCTGGCTTATTCTGTACTCGTGTGCTAACTCAAGAGCCTTTTGGATGGAATCTGTAGCGTCTATATGGTCTTGGAAGTGCGAAAGTATAACTTCAAGTTCTTTTTTGGCCTCTAGGGTGCGGGCTTTTTCTTTTTTGCGAGCAATAATCTGTTCTTTAGGCTCAGCAGGGACTCCGCCTAAAAATGTTGAGTCATTTGGGAGTAAATCGTCATTTTCCATTTGGATTTTCCTGATTAGATTGTAAACCATTAGCTACTTCCATAGCAAGTTTGGTTTTATCCAGTTCTTGTTGGTGGGCTTGGGCATGGGCCTTTAAGACATGGTCTGGTGTGAGTGGTTTTTGTGGTGGAGTATTATTTTCAGCCATTTGCTGGGCTGTACCTACAGGGTCTGGTTGTAGCCCAGCCAGTTGCTGGATTTGTGCCCTGACGCTGGCCGGAGTACTTTTATCTTTTAAGATGTCTCCCAGGTCTACGGGTTGGTCATTGGCTGTTTGTGAGGGCTGAACATCTATGCCGCCGTTCTGAAGCGCTCCAGGCATAGCCCCTGAGGGGATTTGTCCAGTTAATCGTATTTGTGGCGGGTCAATAATGGGGAACGGAGCCTGCTTGGCTTCTTTTGCTTCTTGGTCGTTCATGCGGACCACAATCTTATCTATATTCTCTATCCCCATCTTGGTTAAGAGGATGCGGTAAGCCTCCCCCAGGTTAAATTTCCAGCCATCTTGCCCCATATAATAACCAACTTGCGGAGTCACGGTCTGCATAGCTTGTTGAATAAGGGCAAGCTGTTCGGCATCATCCTGCTTTTTAGAGGTTGAGGGGTCTACTCGGAATTTCAGTTGCTCAGTAGCAGTATCGTAGTTTATGCGGATTTTATTATCGTCTGAGAGCAAACTAAGGTCAAACTTCCCATCAGCCGCTAGTAGTTTAAGCTCTTCGGCAGTATCGGCATCTAGTTGAAGTTCTTCAATTCCGCTTCTTTCAGCAAAGTAAAGATTTATAGCTGTCTCGCTCCATCGCTCAAACCAAGTCTCAAACTGTTTGCGGACATAATTATCATCTATTGAGAGGTTGGCCTTGCCTTGTTCTACTCCCTGGGGAGTTTTAGACTGGGTAATGTTACCAACATCAGAACTAATCGTAGAATTAGGAGTAGATAAGAGTTCATAGAGTTTAGATTGCATCAATCCATAGTTATTGGGGAAGTTAGCCAGTGATGCAGTGTCTATAGTCAATGGTTCAAGGGAGTTATCAGCATTAGAACCGAGGTCTATAATCGTATTTGGAGCAAATTTAATCTTATTCTTGTTGTAATTGCCTTTTTTTAGCAGGGGAGGATTGAGTTGCAGGGCACGGTTATATTGATACATCTGCATTTCACCGTCCATCAGGTTCTGCATTGAGCCCACCAGGTCAATAATTGA